TACGTCAACACGTACGCCACTGGCTTTCCTTTCCGCATCTCTGAGGATTACTTCACCGACACCGAGATTCCGGATCAGGTGAAGCGCGCACAGATCGAGCTTGCTGTTTACCTGAAGAACAACACGGATGGCATCAGCCTGAGCGGCCTGAACGACTTCAAGAACGTTCAGATTGGAAGCATCAACGTTACGCCCGACAAAGCTGGTGCTGTTGGTGCTGATCACGTTCCACCGATGTTTGAAAGGTACTTGACGGGTCTTAGAATTAGTGGACCAGGCAACATCGCTATCAAACGGAGCTGACCATGTACGCAGACCTCTCAGGCGGCTTCGAGTTCATCTCTGATACTGCTGCGCACACCGGCAGGTTTAGCAAGGTCTACTTCAAGGAAGACACTGTGATCAGTGCGATCACGGTGAAGAACGCAACCGGCAATAGCTTGGCCGGTGAGACCTTTGTGGCTGACACTTACATCTGCGGAATCATCACAAGCATTACGCTGACCAGCGGCGCTTGTCTTGCCTATAACCTCTGATGGCACTTGCTGATTCGCTGGCAAGGGTTGCGACGAATGTGATCAAAGTGCTTGGCGCTGATGTGACGATTCGTTATGTCACCGCCGGGGCATACAACACAACAACAGGCGCTTCAGCTGAGAGCACATCCGACACGGCTATCAAAGGGGTTGTGGAGGGCATCAGTAAGGCGGAAGTCAATGATTTGATCCAAGCTGAAGACAAGCGTTTGACCGTTGCGGCAGACGACTTGGCCACGGCCCCAGGGACTAAAGATCGCGTTGTGATCAGCTCTGTCGTTTACCAAATCATTGCTGTTAATACTGTCGAGCAGGACAACACGGCCATCACTCACGAGCTGATCCTCAGGAGTTGACATGACCAGAAGGATTCGACTCAGCGGTGTGGCTAAGTATGCCCAGGACAATTACGAGAAGCTGTTACGCGCTGCTGTTGTCGAAACCTACGGGTCGCTCATCAAGAAAAGCCCTGTTGATCAAGGTCGCTTTCGGGTGAGTTGGGCTGTTGGGGAGGATGACGCTTCCTTCGATGGGGAGCCAGCCGGTCAAGACTCCTACCCTGCGCCAAACCCAAAACAGCCTCGAAGAATTGGCTATGCAAAAGAGCGTGCGGGAAACAACTACATCGTTTACAACAACTTGCCTTACGCGGTGAAGCTGGAAACTGCGGCATTGGGTGAAGGCAGTAGCGTTCAAACCAATGGCCCCGCCTGGGTACGCGCAACCGCAAAGCGTGTCCAAAGCATCATTCCTACGCTTGCGGCACGGGTCAACGCAGAGTCATGAGCAGCACCTTTAACGATGTTCGAGCTGCGATCGAAGGACGGATCGCGACCGAGATGGCTAATTCACCGGCCATCCAAGTTGCTTATGCAAACGTGCCGTTTACGCCACCTGACGCAAGCGACTGGATCAAAGTGCAGCTGCAATTCAATGACAACAATTATTTCACTCTTCGAGGGCCAACGACCGGGTTTAACCGTCAAACGGGGATTGTCTTGGTAGACATATTCACCCCTGTTGGCGTTGGCACAGGTGCGAACTACACGATCGCGGAAAGGGTGAAAGACCTGTTTGATCGTGTCACCGTCAGCAATGTGACGTTTGACCCAGCCTCAGGGCCGTTCACGATTCAACCTGCAGCGCCTGAAGCGTACTTTCAAACGCAGGTTAGCGTGACGTTCGACGCATACTTACAATAAAATCGAACAAGCCACTACCGTTCAAACATCATGGCTACTGTCTTGTCCGGTACGTCCGGCGCTCTTTACTACAAGCCTGCTGGCACTAAGTCTACGTTCAAAGCAGCGAACGTGACCAATGGCAGCAACAACATCATGGTCGGCACTTACCTGAATTTTCAGGTCGATGACAAAGTTTCGTTCGGCACTGGCACTGGCGGAACCCTCCCAGCTGGCTTGAGTGCTAGCACCGACGTCTTTATCCGCACTTACACGGCATCAACTGGCATCGCTACTTTCGCTGCAACCGCAGGCGGTAGTGAGCTTTCGTTGACCGATGATGGTACTGACGGCACAACTCCTTTCACGATTGACTTTGCTGAGCATCAATCAGTCGGTGACTGCCGTGAGTGGTCTTTTGAAGTAACCCGCGAGGAGCTGGACACCACAACGATTGGTGGAACTCTTGGGCAAAATGCTCCGTTCCGTACTTTTATCACCGGCTTTGCTGATGGCACTGGATCTGCCACCGTTTACCTAACCGATGATGACACCACGATTGCTACTCGTCTGATTGAAGACGTGATTCAGCGCAAGCAGGCTGGCGCAAACTTTAAGCTTTACACCGATCTCACTCTTTCTTCAGGCTCTCCTGACAACACCGCCAGCACCTCGATTGAGGTTCCTGCTGTGATCAACTCTGCATCATTTGCTGTCACCCCAGACGATGCACAGGCGGTTGAGATCAGCTTCCGTCCGACCGAAGCTCCTACTTTCGACTTCGATCGTTCTTGATAAAACAAGAACATTGTTTAGCCCCCGACTTGTGTTGGGGGCTTTTTCATGTGTAAGCTAATAACCAACAGCAGCATTTTTTGTGCCTAGTGCTCTTGATCGCTTGAAGAAAGCGGCCAATCTGAAGCCAGTCAAAAAGACCGTTACTTTGTCTGATGGCACTGAATTTGAGTTTTGGCGCACTCCTTTGACGATGGCCGAGCGAGAGCGGGCACAAAAGGGAGCCGGTGACGATACAAACCTTTTCGCATTGCAGCTCTTGATTCTTAAGGCTCAAGACGAGGACGGTGCGCGCATGTTCTCAGGCGGGCAAATTGCTGAACTGAAGCACGAGGTTCGTGATGCAGATCTGCAACAGTTGATGCTGGCTGTGCTTAGCGAAGACGACGAGGAGCCTGTTGACCCAAAAGGCTCAAGCAGGAGCTGAAAAGAGACAATCTGCTCCGGTTGCAGCTAGGCGTTGCCAAAGAGCTTGGATACACGCTGGCCCGTCTCAATGCTGAGGTAACCATGGAAGAATTGTTTTTGTGGTCTGCCTACTTTGAGTTGCTGAATGATCAGCAAGAAGAGGAGATGAAGAAAGCTAAGCGTAGGCGCTAAAGTCAAAGGAACGGTCTTAGGCGCATGGCTGTCGTAGCTGAGGTTGGCGTACAGCTAAATTCCAGAAACGCTGTCGCCCGACTGCGTGCGCTTGAGACTGCGACAGCTAGGTCAACCAAGGCGTTTAATTTGATGGGTGCTGCCGTAAAGGCAATCCCATTCATCGGCTTGGCTGATGCGACCAGAAGGTTTTTCCAAGGCTTTGCTGAGGCTGACAAGGCAAGAGCAGCGGTTAAGTCTCTTGGCGTTGATGCTGATGCCCTGTCAAAAAAGCTTTTAGGAGTCAGCAGCGAACTTAACGGTTTAGTTGGACAAACTGAGCTTACTGCTGCTGCTTACGATGTTGCTTCGGCTGGCTTTACCGATGCAGCAGATGCAGCTGAAGTCTTGGAAGCGTCTGCCAAAGGTGCGATTGGCGGTCTTTCAGATTTAAACACGGTTGCTGACGCAACTACCTCTGTTCTGAATGCTTACGGGCTTTCATCAGAAAAAGCCGGAAAGCTAGTTGATGGATTTATCCAAACGCAAAATGATGGCAAAATTGTTGTTGCTCAGTACGCTGCGCAAATTGGTCGTGTAGCGCCTATTGCAGCAGCTGCAGGCGTCGGCATTGAAGATCTCAATGCTGCAATCTCTACCGTAACGGCAACAGGTGTTCCTGTTGAATCAACATTTGCTGGATTGCGCCAAGCGATTGCTAGCGTGATCAAACCGACAGACGAGGCAAAGAAAACTTCTGCGGCTTTAGGCCTTGAATTTTCGTCTGCTGCAATCAAAGCCAAAGGGTTTGGCGGATTTTTGTCAGATGTTGTTCAAAAAACAGGCGGTAGTGAAGTTGCTTTGACGAAGCTTTTTGGCAGCGTAGAGGCTGTCGCCACAGTCTTGCCGCTTGCTAATGATGGCTTAGTCAGTTTCAACGAGAACTTAGAAAATCAAAAAAATGCTGCAGGAGCAGCTGATGCGGCGACTGCCTTGCTAGGGGGCACTGTCACATCTCAACTGCAGGCGATTGTCAATGACGTGGGCACTTTGGCGCGTCAACTTGACACAGCATTAGGGCCAGCCTTCAAACGGATTTTGGAGCGAATCAAGGGTGTCACTGGTGAAATGGTGCGGTTTTTGGCATTGCTAGCCGAAGCTCCATCAACTTTCAGTATTTTTCAGGCCAACCTTTCTGGAGTTTTTGGCGCACAAAGTCAAGGCATTGATAACCTACGAACTGCTGTTGAGCAATTAAATTCAGCCAATATATCGACCGAAGAGGAAGCAAAAGTTCTTGAGGCGCAAGCAAAGCGAGTAAGGTCAGCGTTAGATAATTTGACGCGCAACACATCTAGCCAGCAATTAGAAAATCGCGGCCTAGTCGAAAGCATTAGCGAGGTTGCTTTAGGGCTGGATGATTTGAGGGACAAGATTGCTGCAGTGCGCAATCAAGGTTTTGATGAAACGTCTGGAAATGTTCAGCAAACTGTTGTCAACCCGTTGCAGGCGCAGGTGGATGCGTTGCTTGCACAATTAGAGGCGGCCAAGAAAGGAGGCACAACCACACAACAAAAAACACCACAGCAAGAACAGCTTGAAGCTGCTGAAAAACTTTCTGCAAGCCTTACGCGTCAAACAGAACTAGCAAAAGCTTTAACGTCGGAGGAAAGAGCAGCAATTCAACTAAAACTGGACAAGCTCGATATAGACAAAGAGTTTGCAGCTTTGACGCCAGCACAGAGAGATGCTCTTAAAGAACAACTGGACACTCTTTTTGCTCAAAAAAATGTAACCGCAGAGCTACTTAATCAAGCCGACAAACGTAAAAAGAAAGAAGATGAGTTAGCTGCTGCTCAAGAAGCGGCGGCGCAAAAGCTTCAAGCCATTTACGACCGCATCGGCTCAAGCATCGCAAGTGGAGTTGTGGATACGCTCAGTGCTGCGGTAGACCAAACCAAGTCGCTTGCAGATGCTGCTGCAAACACGCTTCGGAATATCGCCAATATCTTGCTGCAGCTGGGTGTCAATACTGCTTTGAAGGGAACGGGTCTTGGTATTTTCAGTAACCTTCAAGGGTTTGCAAATGGCGGCAGGCCACCTGTTGGCAGGCCTTCAATCGTTGGTGAGCGTGGCCCTGAGTTGTTTGTCCCCAGTACGTCTGGCACTATCGTTCCAAGCGGGCAGTTTGGTGGTGGGGCCACAAACGTGGTAGTTAATGTTGACGCTAAGGGCACCTCAGCTTCTGGGGACAATGGATCAGCTAAGCAACTTGGTGGTTTAATTGGAGCGGCAGTCCAGGCAGAATTGGTGAAACAGCAACGACCTGGAGGCTTGCTGGCACGCTAATGGCTACTTTCCCTGATTTTGATCCCGCACCAGGGATGACCAAGCAAAGCGCCCCAAGGGTGCGTTCCATTGCCTTTGGCAGTGGTTACAGCCAACGTGCGAC